ACGGCTCCGGCTCCGGCTCCGGCGACGGCGACGGCTACGGCTACGGCTACGGCTACGGCTCCGGCGACGGCTACGGCTAATCAAGGTTGATAACGAAACGCTCCTACGGGAGCGTCTGTTAGGTGGTGGTACCCCTAACACTAATGATGTCAAACCAAACACTAGGAGGGCCGAATAATGAGATATATCCCTATCAAATTGAAGAACGGGCAGATAGTGGACGTTATTCCTCCGAGAAACAAAAAGACCATTAAGAGACTGCGAAACAAACGTATCCGACGTGAGAGTAAAGCAGTCAAACCTCAGGAGGGCTAGTAATGTCTCCCAAACAAAATCAAACTCAGGAGGACCAAGGGATGACGACGTTTATTGTTCGCGTTCTGGACAAGCGTAATGTTGTGAAGAGGAACTGGTTGGTGCTGGCCGCCTCTGCCGAAGCAGCAGAGCAGATGCTGCGGGCCATCGACGATCGGGAGCGAGAGGAGGGCGAACAGCCGATCATTTTCGACGGTTGGAGTTTGTCCATCGAGCCGGTCGAGTTCGAGAATGGGGTGTGTGAGGTATGAGCCCCAAACAGAAACAAAGTGTTGAGGACCGCTATGGAGGGGTCGTTCTATGCTGTAACTCCAAATCGCAGCCAGACAAAGTCTACAACGTCCGAATGAAAAACGGACTGCTATCCTGCAACTGCAAGGGATGGATCTTCAACCGGGAGATACCCAAGCGTTGCAAACACACGGACAAGGCCCGAGAGGTGGAGGCCGACTTCGGACGGGCCATCACTCAAGTGATGACGGTTCAAGACGTCCTCCCCAAGAAACTCCTGCCAAAGTCTTTGGAGGAGCAAATCCTCGAGCGCCTGGGTAAGGAGCTTGTGGTATTGGAAGTGACAATCGATCGCTATCGGGCCAAGATGCTCCAGATCATTCGGGAGTGTGTGCAGATGAACGGGATTGAGTGTCGCCCAATCGAACAGGCACTCCCCAACTTCGATCCGATGGTCGAAGGGGTGCGTTTGATCACGTTTGATGACTGAAAGGAGATGTAGCGTGGCCAAAAGCAAAGCCGTGCACAAAAGTGACATTTCTAATGTTAGCTTGGCCGATTGTGGCCGGAGGGTACTGGACGTCAGCAAGAAAACTCTATTCTTATGTCAGCAGGTACGGACACTCTTGGAACTGTCAAATGATGTTACTGTACCAGATGCAAATCTTCGCGAGGCTCTTAGCGTACTACGTGTACCACTAGCCGAGTGCTACTCTGCCCTGCTGGGTGATAACTACTAACACAAGGAGAACAAGATGTTTCGTTACCGTGATCACAGGCAGGTGGTGGGATTGTATGCCACCCCATCAGTCCGAAACAATTTCATCAGTGGATACCTGTGTTCCACTGATGTAGTGACTGCTTTCTTTCAAGATGGGAAGAAGCAACTCAAGTCACCCAACGATTTGATCTGGTTCCCTCCCGACGGCAGTCAGGGTCTGTCGTTCTTCGAGAAACACGAACTGAAACAACAAGAGCTACTAGCACTCTTCAACGAGGGCGATGAACGAGCTCGGGAGAAACTTGCGGGTGGAGTGGGACGCTGTTCGAGTAAATGGTAATCTGTTCACGAAAGGGATCGTCATGTCGAAGAAGAAACACAAACAAGTAATTCAGATCGTCCCCGTAATTCCGTTGACAAAGCCAATCAATGGGACTCGGTGCTCCTACGGGGTAGGATTGTCTCCAACAGGAAGGAAGGTCACCTGCCCTCGCAAAGCGTTCGTGGTATTGGGTGATAGACCCTACTGCCGAGAACATTTTTCTATGTGATTTCCGGGGATTTACCCCTATTGACCTACGGGCTAGGATCGGGTATAAAGGTCTTGGCCCGTTTGTTCTTTCTAAATCCGCCTGAGTCAAGGAGAACCAAGATGGATGCAACAGCGCTAGCTGTAGCAGAGACGTATGGGGATGTTGAGAAGATGCTCTACCGAATGGCGTGGACGGCAGTGGAGAAGTGGGGAGGGGAGTTCAACGAGTGGCTGTCAGAGGCCAATCTGGCCTACATGAACGCCTATCATAAGTACGATCGTTCTAAGGGAGCGTCGTTCATCACCTGGCTATGGCACGTGGTCTACCACACACTTCACGATCGACATCTCAAGAATCACAAACACCAAGATGCTACTGCCCTGGATCTGTTCGAGGTTCCCAACCGAACTCCTCCTTTGATCTCCCGCGTGTTTTCCGAAGTCAGCGACGACGCCCGTGTAGTGGTAATGTTGTTGCTGGATGTTAGTCCAAGGTCTGCCCGAAACCCGGCGAAAGTACGGATATTCCTATGGCAACAGCTAAAAGCTATCGGTTGGACGGTGGCCAGGGTATCGGAGTCGTTCGATGAAATCAGGGAGGTACTTCTCCAATGAAAGCTGATGACTACTGTCGAAAGTTTGAGGAGTATGTTGCGAACGGTCCACCCATTATTTGGGAAGGTGCACCACCCGACCTACCCCCACGCAGCACAGCCGATACTCTGTCGGATGCTCTGATTGCTATCTGTCAGGATCTTATTCTAGAGGCCATTGAAATTGTGAAGCAGAGAAACGTGAAATGTGGCTCTGCTATGATCGCCGTATTTCGTGAACAAAACCAGAAATATCGAGCCATCATCAGTCGTCTGAAAAAGAAGTCTGGCTGCGAGGGGTTTCGGGTGAACGGTTTTATTGGTTTTCTCGAGGTTCAGTATCCACTACTCTGCCCAGCAACAATCCTAGATAAGTGGAGGGTAAAGGAGGAGGTACTCTGTCAATGACAATCCCCTCCCTCAAAATCAAACGACTGGGGAAATTCTTTTGGATTTTGGGTCTCGGTGATTTTGGGCCCGTGGGGCCCTACGATAATAAGGGAAGAGCTAACGAAGACCGGAAGGGTTTGATCCGATTCTTCCGGCACGAAAACGAACCCGGTTTTGTAACAGTTGACAAGAAGGAGAAACGACATGGCCGGACGTGAAACTGAGTTCGACGACTATGAAGATGGTTACAATGATAATGACTATGACGACGGCTTCGAGGATGGCTTCGACGACGATCTCGAGGATGAGAATGACGACGCCGAGGATAGTTGGATCGACGAGGACAACGACGAGGACTGGGACGACGATAGGGAGTAACTTCTTCCACCAGGCTCCGCTCCCCGACAGGAACTAATCCCACCTGTTGAGCGGTCGAGCGGAGCCACCCCCTATAACTTGGGATCGGTATCATGGAACCGTTCGTCTTTCAGAAGGGATGTGTAAAGGCCCTCGAACGGTTCAAGGGGCGGGCCCTCTTAGCTGCCGAGCCAGGTCTTGGCAAAACTTTGATGGCTCTTCTGTATCTCAAACGGAATCCCGATGCTCTTCCGGCTGTGGTAGTTTGTCCAGCCGTTGTCAAGTATTTCTGGGAGCAACAAGTCCATCAGGTACTCGGTTTCAAGCCTAACGTCCTCGAAGGCCGGGCAAAGAAGAAGGGCAACATCCGAACCCGACTACAGATCGTCAACTACGACATACTGGCTTCGTGGTTGGTGAAGCTAAAAAGTAAACGCCCAATGACAATCATTTTGGACGAGTGCCATTTCGCGTGTAACCCAAACGCGAAGCGTACTAAAGCCGTCAAACAGTTGTGTCGAAAAGTACCTCATGTACTAGCCCTGAGCGGGACACCACTGGTCAATCGCCCTATTGAACTGTTCCCAGTTCTGCAGATCCTCAAGCCCAAGATCTTTACCAGCCGCTGGAAGTTTGGACAGGAGTATTGCAACGCTCGGTGGACGCCGTGGGGTTGGAAGTTTGATGGGGTGTCTAAGTTAGATGAGCTGCGAGAGTTGTTGTTAGACAACGGATTGATCCGCCGCCGTAAGAAGGAAGTGCTGCGAGACCTACCCGACAAGATACGGGAAGTAGTGCCATTGCCGATTAGTGACCGAGCATTGTACCGGACCGTGACAACAGACTTCTTAGACTGGTTGAAAGTACAAGACCCCGACAAAGCCAAACGGGCCGCCCGAGCCGAACAGCTTTCCAAGATGGGATACCTGTTGCAATTGGTGGCAAAGCTCAAGTTCTGGTCCGTGGTCGAATGGATCAACCAGTTCTTAGATGACACGAATGAAAAACTGGTGGTGTTTGCCGTCCACAAGAAGATGATTCAGGCATTGAGCCGTCAGTGTCAGGCCAAATCAGTAATAATAGATGGGAGTGTAACAGGACGAGCACGAGCTGAACGAGTGAGTCAATTTCAGGAAGACAAGAGGACCCGTCTTGTACTTGGTAATCTTCAGGCTGCTGGAGTTGGGATAACACTGACGGCGGCCAGTACTGTAGCGTTTGCCGAATTGGGGTGGCGTCCAGGGGATCATACTCAAGCCGAGGACCGGATCCACCGGATCGGCACAAAACAGACTGCATGGTGTTACTACCTCGTGGCAGCCAAAACAATCGAACAAAGACTATGTGAAATCCTACAGAAGAAGCAAAAGACCCTGTCGGCAGTATTGGACGGTGGGTCAACCGACACCGATATCAATGTGTTCGATCTTCTCATGCGAGAAGTTCAACGTGGTAAGACTTCTTTACTAGGAGAACGATGATGCCTAAGGGGATGTACAAGCGTCAGACTAAGGTACAGAAGCAACAGGTCAGTCAACCAGTAGATTCTAGTCCAACTCGTGTGTGGATCGAGTTGACAGAACGTGGTGTCGAACTGAAGTTGATCGTGGGAGTATCTACCAATCCCAATCAGGTACATGGCACCTTGAGAATTACCAAGAACGGATTGACTTGGGCCAAGTGCAATGCTAAGAAGAAACCGGAGCGAGAGATCTCTTGGGACATACTCGGAAGGCTAATGGGTCTTGGGCTGGCATGAACCTCCTCCAGCTACTCTCTGACCGATCCATACCCTACAAGCAAGTAGGCGAGCACCAACATGCCACGGCAGGGTGGGTCCAGGTAGACTGCCCATTCTGTTCACGAGGATCGAAGCGATACCGCCTCGGCATCAACATCTCTGGTGGCTTTGCAAATTGCTGGACTTGTGGGTCTCACCGACTGAGTGATGTTCTTGTTGCTCTTACTGGATTGCCTTACCAAGAGCTGACCCCTACCTTAAACACCTTTGACAAGGGGCCTGTCGTCGCCGACAAACGCCGGGAAGGCCGGGGTAGGGTAAAGTTACCCCAAGGGCTCTCCCCCCTTGGCAAACCCCATTGTCGGTATTTGAAACGGAGGGGGTACGATCCGGGGGAGATCACTCGATTATGGAGTGTTCAGGGGATTGGACTGGCCAGCAAATTATCTTGGCGTCTCTTCATACCGATCCACAAGGATGGTCAGGTAGTAAGCTGGACCACAAGGGCTCTGGGTGATAAAACGGTTCGATACATCAATGCCAAACCGGAGGAGGAGGCTCTGCCGGCAAAGACCGTCCTCTATGGTGCTGATTACGTTCGCCATGTAATGATAATATGTGAGGGTCCTACTGACGTCTGGCGAATCGGTCCCGGTGCTGTTGCTACTATGGGGATGGTGTACAGCCGAGTCCAAATGTTGGAGATGACTAAATGTTTGTGTCGGGTGATTTGTTTTGATAATGAGCCTGATGCCCAGAGCAGGGCCAGGCGTCTGGCCCGTGAACTCCAAGGGTTCCCAGGGGAGACCGTGGTAGTCGAGATTGAATCAGGCGAGGACGTAGCCGATGCTGATCAGGAGGAGATTGAGGAGTTAAGATCACTTTACTTAGGAGAACAGGGATGACCGACGAAGAAATGAAGGCCTCATTGTTTCCTCTTCTGGGTGTCTACGGTGATTGGATTGTTAAACATGGAAAACATCTCAATCAGTCTGATCCTCTGGTTCAGAACATTATGAAGGTGTACGAAATGTTTTATAAACATGCCGATACACCAACAATAGGTATGTTAATGGGAGCTATCGATTGTTTCTGTCATAACAGAAACTTTGAGAAACCGGCCGATCACCTATAAGGAGAACGGGGATGAGCAAAGGTAATTGCTACCAACAAGCATTCTGGGCTGTCTTCCACGGAGTTGTAGACTTCGGTGAATCTATTGTACTTGTCCATGGCTATCCAATCGGGACAGGTGGAGATGCTAGGGGATTGAAATATGGACATGCTTGGGTGGAGGGTGTCCTCGCTGGGATACCGATGGTATATGATGCTGCTACGGGTAAGACATTCTTTCGAGCTGCTTACTATCGGGCTGGACAGATCAAATCAGAAGAGTGTCATCGTTACACTAAGAAAGAGGCTGCCCGATGGGCCAGCAAAACTGAACACTATGGTCCTTGGGAGTCTGATCCAATTGACATTAGCGTAGTAGAAGGAGTAACTGTCTAATGTCACGTCCAACCAAACGCTGGCGAGTCTATCTGATCAGATGTACTGACGGTTCTCTTTATTGTGGGATCACAACTGACCTCAAGCGTCGGGTTCAACAACATAATGACGGCACTGGATCCAAGTACACTCGATCAAGACGACCAGTGGTAATCGTAGCAGTGTCAGTGTTTATGGATCACAGCAGGGCAGCAACCACAGAGGCCTACATCAAACAATTGCCCAAGGAATTGAAAATCTCAGCGTTACTTTCCATAAAATACCTATAGGTAATTTCCCGACCTTCCCCTATAATAGGGTATGAAATTACTGGTTGTCGGCGAGTCGGCCTGACACCCGTAGGATGAAACAAACGATAATAAGGTAAGCGTCCGGGTCTGTCCTTATCAGACCCGATCATCCTACGGGACGCACCTGGGGCTGGCCCAGCCGACTAACTTGGCCAGCCCCAACTCTTTTATACGGGGAGAGCTTTCCATGACGGAAATCGATGGATTCGAAGGGTTTGATGGATTTGCAGCACCCGAATCAAACTTCTTTCGCCTCCCAAATCAATGGACCGATATCACCCGTGACATTCAATCACTTGCCGAACTGAAGGTGGTTGAATATGTTCTGCGGCACACATGGGGATACCATGAATATGGTCAGGTCAAACGAATATCGCTAGACGAGTTTGAGAACGGACGAAAGAAAAAGGGAGGTGAGCGACTAGATCGGGGTATTGGGATGAGGAAGCAGGCCATCTTGAGCGGGATTAGGCTAGCGGTCGATCACGGATTGCTTATTGTAATCGAGGACGAATCAAACGATGGTGGACGTCGCCGGAAGTTCTACGGCCTAAGAATGAAATCGAAAGAAGGCGTATGTTCATCATACGCCGGAGGTATGAAAATCATACCAGCAATGTATGATGATCATACGCCGTACATAGAAATAAACCTAGGTAAGAAACCTTACTCTTCTTTACAGAAGAGTAAGGGGCGACGTTTGGCAACGTCGCCACCCCCGCAGAATGGAAAACCTCTTCTTTATGATGAGTTTGACAACAAGGCTGCTGGTCAGTATCGTCAACTTCTTGTTCAGCACGACAGCATTCTGGTCAACGGGTTCAGGAAGCCCAGAATTGATACCTTGTCCAAGTTGATGTTTCGATTGCGGGTTGATCTAGGAATACCTAAAGTCGAAATTACTGAGGTGTTGGATTGGCTGATTAATCATTATGGTGAACCTTACGTGCCCAAGATCTTTAAGTTGGAGGACCTTCTAACTAAATGGGAAAAGTTCAAAGCGGCGATGGAGCGTCAGGAGTTTGATGAAGCAAATGGCAGACAGGACAATAAACCGGCCAGTCACGCCAGGGTCAAATTGTGTAAGGAATTGAAGACCGAGTTAGATAAGATGTTTCCCGATGAGGTACTGTACAGCCAGGGGGATCTTGATAGGTTGCTTGTGAAGAGGGGATTGCGTCGCCAGTCAGTAATGGTAACTGAACTGTATTAAGGGGACAAGATGAAAGTGCGACGGTATGACGGACGTGATTTACACCGGGCCTTATCTGGTATCGTTACGGATCAAACGGTTTGTGCAAGAGTGGCCCGGATATGGCGTGCAGATGGATTGTTTGATACCTTATGGGCCAACATTGTTGGTAATTGGGCTGTGGCCCATTTTCGTAAGTATGGGACGCCGGTTGGTAATCAGTTGCGGAGTTTATTTGATGAGTGGGTGGCCAAGGGGAAGAAGGACGAGGAGACGATTAGGGGAGTGGAAAAGTTCTTGACCTACTGCTCCGAGCAGTATGAGCAGGAGGGTCCGTACAACACCGATTACTTATTGGACCTCTGCAGTCGTTACTTCAACAAAGTACGGCTACAGGAGATCAATGAACAGGCGGGGGAAGAGATCAGTCGTGGTAATCTGGAGGAGGCTTACGATCTCTATCATAGTGTAAGTGCAGTGGAGTTTGACATTGGATCGGTCATTAAGCCACCTTTAGAGTATGAGGTGTGGGTGGATGCGTTTGACCGAGAGCGACAAAGGCAGTTGATAAGTTATCCTGGCCCCTTGGACACCTTTCTAGGGAAGCAGCTAACTCTGGGTAAGTTGTTCTCTTTCATGGGGCCTGATAAGACAGGAAAGACGATGTGGCTGTTGGATGCGGCTTACCGAGCTATTGAGAGCCGGTGTAGAGTAGCCTACTTTGATGTTGGTGATATGAACAAAGAAGACATCTTGCTGAGGCTAGGTGAAAGGGCCTCCAGGCGATCGGCATCAAAAACAAAGTGGGAGGTACCAAAGACAGTAGATTCCGAAGGTGAGATCACTTCGGAAGAACGCATAACAGATAAAGTGTTGAGTGTTAGGGAGGCATGGAAGGAGTTTGGTAGGGTGTGTCGGGGAAGGGACTGCCTACGAATTTCATTTCATGCAAACAATAGTATAGATGTGGATGGGATATCTTCGTTGCTAATGGATTGGGGCAGGACGGGATGGGTCCCAGATGTAGTGATAATTGACTATGCCGACATCTTAGCGGCACCAAAGGGAGTTCGCGAAGCAATCGATCAAGTGGATGTCACGTGGAAGAACTTGCGGCGATTGAGTCAGGAGCATCATTGTTTAGTGCTGACTGCAACTCAAAGTAATGCAGCTGCCTATAGTGAAAAACGGGGAATGTTGACCAAGAAACACTTCAGTGGTCGAAAAACGAAGCTGGCCCACGTCAATGGGATGATCGGATTGAATGTGACAGCGGAGGACAAAGAGAAGGGTGTGACAAGAATCAATTGGGTAGTGAAGCGCGAAGGAGCCTATAGTGAACGTAAGGCAATTGTGGTAGCTGGCTGCTTTGATGTCTGCAATCCCGCCGTTCGTTCATCTAAGTAGGGTGAAAAACTTTGGTCAAAATCAAAAATCCGAAAAGATTTCTGGTCTTTGACTGGGTCAAAGACCGATAATAGGGGGTAGAGGGCGATAGCCCGAGAACAAAACCCTATTTTTGAGGAGAGTGAGATGAGTGACAAACCCGTGGTGTTGCGTGATGACGTGATTGCGTTGTGTACGGAGCTGGGCTTCAAGACGGCCGGAAAGTGGAACAAGGCCAGGATGCTGCAGAAGCTCAAGGAGCTTCTGGAAATGGAGGGTGTTCAACTGCCGGAGGGTGTCGAGAACAAGAAGAAGCTCGAGAAGCTGCTGTCCAAGATCGTGAAGGCCAAGGGTGATGTGGACATCACTGATGAGGTTCAGCCAGCCGATGATGCTGAGGAAGTGGCCGAGGCCGTAGCCGAGGCCAAGCCGAAGAAGGCTAAACCGAAGGACGAAGAAGAGAAGGAAGACGAAGAAGAGAAGGAAGACGAAGAAGAGAAGGAAGACGAAGAAGAGAAGGAAGACGAAGAAGAGAAGGAAGACGAAGAAGAAGAGGAGGAAGACGAAGAAGAGGAGGAGGAGACCGTTCCGGTCAAGCCCAAGAAGGAAAAGAAAGAGAAGAAGTCTAAGAAGGAGCCGGCCAAGGATCGTTTCGGTTGTCGTGAAGGGAGTCAGGCCGCGGCGATCAACGCTGCCCTCTCGAAGAAGAAGAAGACTGTGAAGGAAATCGTCGAGGAGTCCAACACCAACGTCGCCAGGGTGAAGGGACATCTCAAGTTCCTGATCGAGAAGGGCTTCGTTAAGGAGGACGATGGGAAGTTCTACGTCAAGGTGAAGGAAGAGGAGTAGGAAGAAGTGTCAAACCAGTCCCCCTGATAATAGGTCGGGGGGACTGGTTCTGTTTTCTGGCAAGGAGACCATTCATGTACTACGTGACAAAGCGGTTTCAGTTTGATGCAGCCCACCGGCTGAGGGATTATGACGGGCCGTGCTCCCGGATTCACGGTCATACTTATCAAGTGGAAGTGACGTTTGGTGGGGCTATCTTAAATCCACTAGGGATGTTGATCGACTTTGGCGAAGTGAAGAAGATAGTACAACCACTGATTGACAGGTGGGATCATCGTCTTATCGTTCATGCTGACGATGATTTGGTAGCGCTTGATAATCCTCTATTTCTCGAAAGTGTTACTGACATGAAGGAGGGTAATCCTACCGCTGAAAACATGGCTCGGGAAATCTTTGAGGAAGTGGATAGGGAGTTTGGAACGCAGCGGGAGCGGAAGTTGAGAATGAGAAGTGTGCGGGTATATGAAACACCGGACTGTTGGGCCGAATACCGAGGATACGAATGAACATACAGAGACCAGAGCCACCGTATTACGATCCTGAGGGTCGTCTGGTGGTAAATAGTATCTTCAAGTCCATTCAGGGCGAAGGTCCATACGTTGGTATGCCGGCGGTCTTTATTCGGCTGTGTGGCTGTACGTTGGCTTGTGAGTGGTGTGATACGGATTACTCCACAGGTCAGGTGATGGGGTGGCCTGAGATTGTGAAGCAGGTAAAGGAGTTGGCCGGCGAGGTGATCAGTTTGGTGGTGCTGACGGGAGGAGAGCCACTACGTCAGAACGTGGTGCCACTTATTACTCAACTGGTGGAGATGGAGGACTATCGGGTACAGATTGAAACGAATGGTACTGTAGTTCCACCGGATATAGAGGAGCTTAGTTGTTGTGGACAGGAGCTTGTGTTTGTGGTGAGTCCTAAGACATCTACACTGCCCGACGAGATTGGCTACTGGACAAATTATTGGAAGTATGTTGTTCGGGAGGGGCAGGTGAGTGAAAAAGATGGACTGCCCATCGATGTCTGTCGTCCGTTCGGTGGGACTGAGTGCTGTGCCCGTTCTGTCGTGTTTGTTCAGCCGATGGATGAAAAAGATGAGGATCTCAACAAGATCAATCTTCAGTTGGCTGTTGATATCTGTATGAAGTTCGGGTACAGGTTGTCTCTTCAATTGCACAAGATCATAGGGGTGCCATGATGGGAAGCGTTGATTACAGTTGGGAGAACGTGATGCAGTTTTGGTATTGTACTGCCCAACTGATCGACA